TGGGTACCTCGGCCGGGCAACCCCGCCGCTATTACTCCAGCCACGGCATCTACGCCGTGGCCTGCGAACGGCTGCTGTTCCTGCGATCGCTGCTCAAGGGCAACGCCGCTCAGGGCCTGAAGATCCGCGGCTGCAAAGACGTGGAAGTGCGGCAGACGCTATTCGAGGGCAATTTGATCGACATCGGCATCGACGAACGTGAGTTGTCGCAGAACGTCCGCGTCATCGACTGCGCCAGCGTCGACACGGGCGGCCGGCAGAATCCGCCCGACGCCGGCGATCCCGTGGCCTGGCCGATCATCGTGGGCAACGTCACCGGGGCCCAGATCATCCGCCATCGCTTCGCAGGTCCGAACCCCGCCGGCGCCGCCAACGCCTGTGCGATCAAAGTCACCGGCCAGGCGAAAAACGTCCGGGTGGAGCAGCCGGATTACAGCCAGTGGAGCGCTAAACAAATCGAGAACCACGCCGGCGCTGAGCTGGTGGTGGTTTGAGGGATGGAGTGACCGGTCAATGAGATTCATACCCTACCCCACCGCTGAATCACTCGGCGCTGAGCAGACCGCGAACAAAGACCAGCCCAACGGCTATCCAGGCCTGGACGCCAATGGGGAGTTCATCGGCCAACTGATCGCGCGGCTGGAAACAGCGGCGGCTATGGCGGGTGTCACCCTTGACGCGGGGGAGTTTGGGTTTACGACCGACACCGAAGAGTTGTATATCGGCGACGGCGTGACGGAAGGCGGTATTTTCATCCCTACCGGCGTGCGAAGCAGCCTCTACCTGCTCAAAGACGACGGCTCGATCACGCAGTTCACGATCGCGGCCGATACCGATGTGGCGCGGGGAACCGCCCTGGCGGCGGCGATCGCCGCGTGTACGGCTGGTGACGTCATTGTCATTGGGCCGGGGACTTTTGATTTTGGCGCATCAATCGTCAACCTGGCTGCCTCCACGGTGATTACCTCGCTGGGCCCGGCGACCATCACCAGCACAGCCAGTTACACACTGCAACCCTCGGGTGCTTACGATCTGACGCTGCAAAACGTCACGGTTCAAAACACCGAGCCTGGTGGTTTCGTGATCGGTTTTGCGGACGCCTCTACAGGCAGCCTCACCGTCATCAACGGCAAGCTGATCGCGACGTCATACGCTGTGTTCAATGACACCAACAGCACCAACGCCATCAACCTGCGCTGGTCCGAGGTCGTTGGAGACGTCATTGCCTACGGATCATGCACACTGAACCTCTATGGTTCAGTGATTGACTTGGACCTGGTGGACGGAGCCACCATCGTCCATCAGGACTCGGCCCGCGTGCTGGCGGCGATCAAAACAGTAGACGGCACCGGCTCCGGCTTGGACGCGGACCTGCTCGATGGTGTGGAGCTGGCGGCGATCCTGACCAAGAGCGGGCAGGTGATTAACACGTTCACGCCGCTGCATAACCTTGCCCCCGCCGCCAACTTCGCCACGCCGGACACGCGCAACGGCCATGCGGTGCTGGACTTCGACGACACCACCGCCGAGGCCGCGATCTTTGAAGGCGTGCTGCCACCCACTTACAACGGCGGCGGCTTGACGGTGGACATTTGGTCGACGGCGACTTCCGCCACCACCGGCAACGTCGCCTGGAACGTCTACATCGAGCGGATCGGCACGGCTCTGGACATTGACGCGGACAGTTTCGCCGCCGCCAACACGCACGCCGCCACCACAGTCAGCGGCACCTCAGGCATCGCGGTCAAGTCCACTGTGACCTTCACGGATGGGGCCGACATGGATTCGCTCGCCGCCGGCGAACCGTACCGGCTGAAGATCGAGCGCGACGTGGCGACGGATACCGCCGTGGGCGACATTGAGCTGCTGCGCGTGCTGGTGAGGGAGGGTTAAGTGGCTCACAGATTTATCAGCACCTACTACCAGACCACCAACGCAGTGATCCCCACCGGGGCCGCCGCGCCGTTTACGATCTCGGCGTGGGCCAAAACGGCGGCCGCCAACCGACGGATTATCAATCAAGTGGTCAACCAAACCACTGCCGGCGACTGCGAGTTCCATTTCACAGCCACGGGGGAGTTGGCGTTTCGCATCCATACGACTGTCTTCAATGAATTGGCCGGGGCAACCAACGTGATCACTGATACCTGGCGACACGTCATTGGGGGGCGGGACGCGGCCGGGAATATGTATATCTACGTCGATGGCGTAGATGATCGCAATGGCGCAACTGCGACGTCTACAGGTGCGATCTCCAACCAGCCGTTTTTTGTGGGGGCAAGAATAACTGGGGCCGTGCCCTGGGCCGGGTATTTAGCGGAAATGGCGGTCTGGAACGTTTGGCTTGATGACGCGGAGATTGCGGCGTTGGCAAACGGCTACAGGCCGTCACGCATTAGACCAACCGGGTTGCACTGGTACCACGATTTACTCCGTGACATTCGGCCGATCAAAGGCGAGCCATTTACCACTATTACTGGAACCATCAGAGTTACGGAACATCCACGGAGGATCGGCTGATGGCCACGGTCTGCAAAGGCTCAGCTACGGGAGTCACGCTGCGGGGCCGCACGCTCGCGGACTATAACTTCACGGTGTTAGTTGAGGCGCGCGATAATGTGATCAGTGCCGGCGAGCTGGACTCGCAACAGACGGTGGATGATGTGACGATCTCCACCTACACGCCGGCGACGGTCGACCACGAGCACACTCTGACGCCGCAGGCGCAGACGCAAGGGGCGCTGACCGTGCCGCCCGTGTTCTCCTCATTGGATGAAGCGATCGCCACGGTGGATCAAAATGGCGTGGTGACGCGCGTCTCCGATGGAACGGTGGGCATTCTGATTCGCAACACCTTCCTCACTCGCCGCGAAGATCTGGCGGTCTCGCGCGAGGGAGGCGGCTCTTACGATGTGATCAGTTGGGTGGCGGGTACGTTGGGCAAGCACGTCAATGACGCCGTCGATTCACGATTGGTCGGTGCGAATCCCGCGACGGATAAGCAGATCCACGACGGCTCAACCTATAACGCGACGTGCTGGGCGGCGGACCTCGATTTCACCGGCATTTCACGGGGCATCCCGCGTTGCACTTTGGTCAAGGACAATATGGTGGTCTTCGCGGAGCACTACTACCCCACCGTGGGGGCGACGGTGACATTCCTGGCGGCGGATGGATCGATCGTGACCCGCACGATCGCGGCCAAGGTCGACGTCGGGCCCGCGAACGCCAGCGATAACTACGCGACCGATATTGGCGTGGGCCGGCTGAGTTCGGCGGTCCCCGCGAGCATCACGCATTACAAAGTGCTGCCGGCCGACGTGCTCGATTACGCCCCAGGCATCGCCTATAAGCTGCCGTGCGTGTGCCTGGATCAGGACGAGAACGCCTTGGTCGGGGACCTGTATTCACTGAGCGCCACCCGAGCGCTGTTCTCTGTGCCGACCGACGCCCAGCGTCTTGCGTTTTACGAGCCGAAGGTGGCCTACGACTCGGGCAACGGCGCGTTTCTGATCATAAACGGGGATCTGGTGCTCGTCAGCACGTGGACTTTTCGCGGGGCGGGAGCGGGGCCGAACTACAGCGCCAACATCGCGGCGATCAATACCGCGATGGATTCGCTGGAGACGGGGGCGGCCCTTGAGGTGGTCGACTTGAGCGGCTTTACCAACTTTGCATGAGAGACTGATCCATGGCCAACGAACTGATCTGCCCCCTCGCACCCGTGACTCAAACCGGTCTGACAGTGGTGGCGCGGCTCTTTGCCGGCGGGGCGCAGGTGGGCGCGGACATTGCGATGACCGAGATCGGCAGCACAGCCGTGTACGTGGGCAGCATGGCGGGCGCGGCCAACACTTACGGCGTGGCGTTTTACGACGACTCAGCCGGCGATCTGTTGGGCACGGGTGACATTGACTGGGATGGATCGGCGGAGGTGACTGGGAAGACGATCAGTGATGATGTGGCTCTCATCGAAACCAACTCCCTCACCGCCCAGGAGGTGCGTGATGCGTTGAAGCTGGCCCCGACCGCGGGCAGCCCTGCGGCGAGTAGCGTGGACGCTGAGCTGGATACGCTGCTGGCTCGCACCGCAGCAGCCGTCACCGTCACGGTGGTGTCGCCTGTTGCACCTGATGGAACGACGCTCGACCTGGTGAAGAGCGACGACTACACCAGTGGCGTCGATGGCCGGCCGGTGACCATCGATGTGCTGGTCAGCTCAGTGGAGTTCGTTGATGGTGATATTGCGTCGGTGTCCCTGCTGGTGCGGGATGCACAGAGTGATGCAGCCCTGTTCACAGTGACCGGCGACCACGAGGCGGCGGTGAATGATGATGCACTGGACGTGATACGCCTGACGTTCAACCTCACCACCACAGAGACCGATGGACTCACCCACGGCTACGGCACCGCGCTGTTCGATGTGCTGTGCGTGCTGTCTGATGCAACGCGCGTGAAGGTGGTGACGGATGGAGACGTCAATGTCACAGGCGCATGACCCGCCCCTGCCCCCGCCATATTGGCGGGTCCTTTGCGGGGCCCCCGGGGCCCCTATGCGGTGGAAAGGCTTGATAGTCGCGTAGAAAAACGACCTGAAACTCCAGCGCGGATGATGATGATCTGACGTGTGGCCAAAAAGCGAACCAGTAGCAGCAGCAAAACGTGGTACAGCCGAACGCAAATGGCGGCTCTTTGGGGAGTTACGCCCAACCATTTCGATCGGCAGTACCGCGTGCACATCCCCACGGCTCTTACGCGCACCAAGCCGGGCAGCCGGCTTAAGCAGTTTGAGTCGGCGGCGGTGCGGGCGATTCATGACGCCCTGCTCGCCCAGGAGCAGGAGCGGCTTCGGCTCAACGATGATGAGGCGCTGCTGCTCGAGGGCGGCGGCAATGATCCGGCGATGCATCGCCTCCGCCTGGCGAAGGCGCAGTTGGCGGAACTGGATCTCCAGCAGCGGCGCAACCAGGTCATTGAGATCGACGTCGCCGAGCGGCTGGTGGGCATCGTGGGTTCAAAGATCCGCACGGCCGGCGAGCTGCTCACACGCAAGTACGGCAACGACGCGGGAGCCATCATCGACCAGGCCCTGACCGAAGCGGAAGAGGACATCGAGACCACCCTTGGTAGCAGCGATTAAAAACAATCCCGGCCTGCACATCGGCAAGCGACTGATCGCCGCCTGTCGCGCGCCGCGCGTGCGCATGATGCAGGAGTTCGCCGAGCAGGAGATCATCCTGCCCGATGGCCCCGCCCGCGGCGAACGCTTTCGCGCGGCCCGTCAACCGTTCGCCAAGCTGTTTTTTGATGAGGTCGCTTACGGAGGCTGGGCGGCCTTCGCCATCACCGGGCCCAGCCAGACGGGCAAGTCGCTCCTCGGCTACATCATTCCTGGGCTCTACCACCTCTTTGAAATAAAAGAGACGGCGGTGTGCGGGCTGCCCTCCATGGACATGGCGGCGGACAAATGGCGCGAGGATTTCCTGCCGGCGATCGAAGCGAGCCGCTACCGCGAGCTGCTGCCCAAGCATGGCGCCGGCTCGCGCGGCGGAACGATCGAGGCGATTAAGTTCCGCAATGGAGCCACCCTGCGCTTCATGTCGGCGGCCGGCGATGACAAAACCCGCGCGGGCTTCACGGCCCGGATTCTGCTCATGACCGAGGTCGACGGCATGGACGAAGCTCGGGGCAAAAGCCGCGAGGCGGATCCCGTCGAACAGTTCATCGCCCGCATCAAAGCCTACGGCGAACTCGCCCGCATCTACATGGAGTGCACCGTCTCCATCGATCGGGGGCGGATCTGGCAGGAGTACCAGGCGGGCAGCGCCAGCCGCATTATTCTGCTCTGCCCCCACTGCGCCCACTGGGTCACCCCTGAGCGTGAACACCTGACAGGGTGGGAAGACGCGGAAGATCAACTCACCGCCATGGAGCGGGCCCATTTGATCTGCCCCGATTGTCAAGCGCCCTGGACCGAGCAAGAGCGCGTGCACGCCAACCAGCACGCCCGCCTGCTGCACAAAGGCCAGGAGATCACCCCGCCCCCGGAAGGCGAAATCGTCGGGCCGCGCCCGCGCACGCGCACTTTGGGATTTCGCTGGACGGCCGCCAACAACATGCTCGCCCCCATCAGCCTGGTGGGCGGCGAAGAGTGGGCGGCCGCCCACGCCATCAATCACGACAACGCCAACAAGAAGATGCAGCAATTCGTGTGGGCCATCCCCCATGAACCGGACGATCGCGAAGTGGTGGCGCTGAGCATCGACGCGGTCACGAAACGCCAGAGCAACACGCCTCAAGGCCTGGTGCCGGCGTGGTCGGATTGCCTGACCATGGGCGTGGACTGCGGCCAATACCTGCTGCACTGGGTGCTCCTGGCTGGCGACGTGGCTCGCTCGCGTCATGTGCAGATCGTCGATTACGGCGTCGAAGAGGTGCACAGCCGCCAGTACCGCGTGGAAGAGGCTCTCTCCATGGCCCTGGGCTCACTCGCCGGCCGCGCGGAGGATCAGGGTTGGCCCGATGAACGCGGCGAAGCGAAGCACCCGGATCTGATCTGGTATGACTCAGGCTGGAAACCCATACCCATCTATCGCCACTGCAAAAAGCACGGGCCGCGCCACTGGCCGGCGAAGGGCTTTGGTTTGGGCCAGTACACCGGGCCACGCTACCACCAACCCAAAACCACCGGGGCCACCACTGTGGCCATCTTCGACGGCTTCCACCTCTCGAAGATCAAAAACAACGATGTCGGCCCCGTGCAGCTTTACGAGCATGACGCCGACCGAGCGAAAGCCCGGGTGCACGATCGCCTGGGCACGCCGGAAGATGAAGCGGGTGCGCTCCTTCTGCCCCAGGTCACTCGCGCCGTCGAGCACATCAGTGTCGCCAAACATTTGCTCGCCGAGCAGTTGGTGGAAGAAGACGGCCTACAGAAGTGGCAAAAGACGCCCGGGCACAGCGGGCAAAATCACTGGCTCGACGCCACGGCCCTGGCGTTGCTCGCGCTGGCTCGTAGAGTCAACGCCCCCAAACCCGCACCCCGACCGCAACGTCGCCCCGTACTGACCGCCCCGGATGGGCGGCCGTTTTTAGTCACCCAACGTTAAAACCCCCTTTCCAGGAGTAGCAGCCCATGGCCCGAACCCCCAGAACCCGCACCCGCCCCGGAAGTCAAACCCCCGCCCCCGGAAGTAACACCCCCGCAGCGGAACAAGATCAACTCGTGACCGTGCCCCCCGGCGAGTGGGCCACAACCAAAGCGGAGACCCTTCCCGATGGTGTGACGATCACGCTTCCGCTCGCGGACGCCCCACCGGCCAGCATGAGCCATCATGTTCGGATTGACGGCAATCTGCGCGGCGTGCACGGCGCCACGCTCATCCGCCTGCGCAACGGGCTGAACAACCAGGGCGCCCGCCTGCGCGATGGGAAGTTTGTGCAGAGCTACACGGAAGCGCTGCGGTACCTGCTGGAGAAGATTGAAGAGGCTGCTTAAGCCTTCCCAGCGGTTTTCCCGCCGGCAGAAATCACCGACGATTCACTCTTCGCCGGCTCAACCCCCTGAGTGACTTCCTCTTCCATCGCGAAAGGTCTCGCCGCGGCTGTCATACGCACGGATGGATCTCCAGTCATGATCCAGTGGCGGGCGATAGCTATAGCCTCCTCTTCCGAATCCGCCTCAATCGTGAGCTCAAGCGTAAATTGTTTCATAATTGACCCCTTCATCTTTTCGCTCTAGGGAGCATTGTACTTTTAAGAGCGAACAATCAATACAATCGATCCGAACCTCGGGCGCTCCGGATTTCCTTTAAATTTGCTATTACCCCCTGATACTGCGGGGGATGGCGGACATCACCTCAGCAAGCACGTTGGCCGAAGTGCAGGCGGCGTATGACGACAACGCCTCCTACGCCGAGGACAACTCGGTCACCAAGGCCCGCGCGTTCGAGACCGCGGCCATGGTGCTGCTGCGCCGCGAGCCGCAACAGGCCGGCCGCAACGGCACCGCCTTCACCCTCGACAAGCAAAGTGTTCGCGAGGAGCTGGCCCGCGTGCGCTCCTGGCTTTCCGCGCGCAACCAGGCGAACGGATCAAGTGGCGCCACATCTCGGCATTTGAGCTTTGAAAACTTCCGCTCATAGCACCCCCACCATGCGACCACGAATCACCAAGAACCCGAACCTGCCCGCAGCCTTCGAAGGTATGAAAAGCGATTACGCCGCCGCTAAGTCCTCGCGGTTCCGCCGCATCCGCACGGGCATCGCCGGCATGGGCAGCGGCGCGGACTACCACTATCGCAACGAAACCGATCACCTGCGCGTGATGGAATACGCGCGGGACATGGACCGAAACGACGCCATCATCGGCCACATGCTCGACACCGCTGCGCTCAACATCGTGCAAGAGGGCATGTGGCCCGACCCGCAAACCGGCGACAACGAGGCCGACAAGATTTTGCTCGATCTGTTCTGGCAGTGGGGCAGCGATTCTTTGCAATGCTCGATCGACGGCACGAAGACCTGGGCTGATCAGCAGGAACTGGTATTGCGATCCGTCGATATGGACGGCGACATTTTCGCCCTCCCCACCGACACCGGGGCGCTGCAAATGGTCGAGGCGCACCGTTGCCGCACACCGAGCGGCACCAAGCGCAATGTGGTGCTTGGCGTGCTGCTCGACGATCTGCGCCGCCGGATTGAATATTGGTTCACCAAGGATGATATCGACCCGCACTTGTCGCTGAGTAAAGTGGGTGACATCGACCCGCGCCCGGCATTCGACGGCGACGGCAATCCGCTGGTGCTGCACATCTTCGATCCCAAGCGCTTCAGCCAGACGCGCGGCGTCTCTGTGCTCGCGCCGATCTTTGACACGGCGGGCATGTTTGAGGACATCACCTTCGCCAAGATGGTTCAGCAGCAGGTGGTTTCGTGTTTTTGTTACATCCGCACCCGGGAAAACTCGGGAGATAGCGCGCCCGATCCGCGGCTGGGCAATCAGGAAGTGGACACCTACAGCGACGCGGCACGCAAAATTATTGAGCAGATCGCCCCCGGCATGGAAATTTCCGGCAACCCCGGCGAGTCCATCGAAGGCTTTTCGCCAAATGTGCCCAACCCCGGGGCGATGGAGCATTTGCGCATGATGCTTACGCTCATGGGCCTGCGCCTCGGACTGCCGCTGGTGCTGCTGCTCATGGACGCCAGTGAGACCAACTTTAGCGGCTGGCGCGGCGCCGTGGATCAGGCCCGCATGGGATTCCGCCGCCGGCAGCGCTGGCTCATCGACCACTTTTTAGCACCGGTTTATCGGTGGAAAGTCCGCCAGTGGACCGCCCCGGGAACTGGCGACAAGCGCCTCATCGAATTGGCTGCGAAGTTACGCGCTTCCGGGGGCGACATCTTCGCGCACACATGGACCGCGCCGAAGTGGCCGTACATTGAGCCGTTCAAGGATGCTCAGGCCGATGCTTTGCGCGTCGAGAAGCGTCAGACCAGTCCACGCCGCCAGCTTGCCGAACGCGGTCTGGATATCGATGACATTCGCAGCGAGATCGTTGCGGACAACAAGGCGCTGATCCTGATTTGCAAGCGGGCGGCGGAGGAAATCAACCAAGAATATCCCAACGACCCGATCAACTGGCGCACCCTGCTGCATGTGGCCAATGAAACGGACATGAAACCCGGGTTGCCTGGTTCGCCGAACACGATCGAGGCAGCGGAGGGAGGCGCGTTCAATGCCTGAGCCCATCCCCCACATCCAGCAGTACACAGGTGTCTGGTCGATTGAGCCGGCGGCGGCAACGCGATTCCAGCAGATGCTCAAGAGCATCAAGTGGTCGCAACACTTCGCGGAGTTTCAAGCGCGCATCGATGAGGGAGAGAACCCCCGGAAGGCTGGTTATGAACTCACGGCGGAAGGCGTGGCCATCATCGATCTAGAAGGCGTGCTGACCAAATACGGATCGAGTCTGAGCATGGGCGGCTCGACGGTGCACCTGCGTAAGACCTTGCGCGATGCCCGCGACGATGCGGCAGTCAAGTCGATTCTGTTGGTGATCGAGTCGCCCGGCGGCTCAAACATGGGCACTCCGGAAGCCGCGGCGGAAGTCGCCGCCACCGCCAAGATCAAGCCGGTCCACGCCTACATCGAGGATGTTGGCGCCAGCGCCGCCTATTGGATCGCCAGCCAGGCGACGCGCATCGTCGCCAACGCCTCAGCCCTTGTCGGCTCCATCGGCACTTATTACGCCATCGACGATGTTTCCAAAATGTTCACGAAGGCCGGGATCAAGACGCACCTTTTCACCACCGGCCCGCACAAAGCCGCGGGTTATATAGGCAGCGAGCTATCGGAAACTCAGCAGAAAGAGTTTCAATCACTGGTCGAAAAGATGAACGCCCCGTTTGTCGCTGCCGTGCAGGCCGCGCGCAACCTAGACGACGACGAGCTGGCCGTGGTCACCGACGGCCGCTGCTGGCGTGGCGATGAAGCCGTCGCCGTCGGCCTGATCGATGAAGTTAAATCGTATGACGACGTGCTCGCCGAGCTGTCGTCTCAACCCGCACCCCCAGCGAAAGGTTCAGTCATGTCCAAGCCCCGCGCGTCAACAAAGACGACTCTCAAGTCCGCCGCCGCCCAGGCCAAGAGCGAGGAGACCGAAAAGAAAAAGGAGGCCGAGTCCATGGAGGATGAGGACGAGGACATGATGGAAGAGGAGGATGAGGCGGAAGACGCCGAGTCGCAGGAGGACGACGAGGAAGAGGTGGCGGCGTCCAAAAAGTCCAAGGCCAAGACGTCCAAGGCCAAGCAGTCGCAGGACGAAAAGCCCGCGTCGCTTAAAACGCTCAAGGCCGCGCTGCCCAAAGCGTCGAGCGATTTCATCGTCGAGGCACTCGAATCCGGGTGGAGCGTGGCGCAGGCCCGCATGGCCTGGATGGAAAAGACCATCGCCTCACAGGCTGAGGAAATTGAAACGCTCAAGAGCACCAAACCCGGAGCCTCCCGGGGCGGAGGTGCCAAGCCGCTGACCACCGGCAAGTCAGGGGTTGCCATCACCGGCGACGCCAAAGCGCTGTGGGCCGCCGCCATCAAGGAAAAGACCGACGCAGGCATGAACCGCGCCAAGGCAGTCAGCGCCGTGGTGCGCGAACAGCCCGACCTGCATAGTGCTTATGTCGAAGCGTGTAACGCGAGAGCGTAAACGGCCGAACCCGGAACTTCACTCACTCGATCACTTACGCAATTACTTACGAAAGGTTTGAACCATGTCGCAATACACGGAATCCCCCACGAAAACCTTCACCGCCAGCGCCGCCCTCGGCCAGTACCTGCGCGTGAAGGACAACGGCAGCGGCAAGCTCGCTCTGGCCGGTGCATCAGACGTCGGCCTGGGCACCATGGAACTCGCCACGTTCGCCGATGGCGAGCCTGGCACGGTGCGCCTGCACACCGCGCAAGGCACACGAAAGATGGTCGCCAGTGAAGCGTTTGCCACCGCGTTCGCGACGGTCTACGCCGCGGCCAGCGGCAAGGTTGCGACGACGGGCACGCTCATCGTCGGCATTGCCATGGAAACCGCCAGTGGCGATGACAGTGTGTTCGAAGTGCTGCCGATTCCCAACACGGACATCAGTGCCACCATCACCGGCACCAATGCGGCGGTGTTCGAGGCGGATGCGGACCTCGCCAAGCCGCGCATGGCGATCGGCAGCCAGACAGGTGGAACAGGGGATTTTTATGCTGTGCTGCATCCTCCTACCACACTGACCGCCAACCGGGTCTTCACCCTTGAAGGTGACGCGGCGGCCACGTTGGTGAACAAAGCCGGCGCGCAGACGCTGACCGACAAGACCTTGACCAGCCCGGTGCTTACCACGCCGCTGATCGATGACAGCGATGCGGGCCTGACCATCACCTCGGCGGATCAGACGAGCGCCGCTGCGACCGCCACCGTCCCCGACCTGGGCGACGCGGCCGACACGTTCGTCATGGCCGACACCACCCAGACGCTGACCAACAAGACGCTGACCAGCCCCACACTTACCAGCGCGGCCAACACCGGCATCATGAAGATCGGCCAGACGGTGACGCCGGTCGCCGCGGCCGGTTCGACCGTCGCCGATGCGGGCCAGCTCGGCTCCAGCTCCATCGTCCACATCACCAGCGACAGCGCGACCAAGGGCGCGAAACTCGACACCGGCGTGGCCAACCAGGTGGTGTTTGTGTTCAACGACTCGGCCACCGCGGCCGAGCTCTACGCCGCCAGCGGCGGAACCATCAACGGCCTGTCCGCCGATGCCTCGGTGGTGGTGCCCGCCTCTAAGGGCCTGCTGTGCATCTGCACCGGGGCCGACACCTGGATCGCGTTCGATATGACGGCCCTGGCGACCGCGTCGTAACCGACCCCCTGACCGACGGGGCCGCAGGCTCACCCCTGCCCCGGAAGCCTGCGGCCCCTTTGGAATAAGCGTTCTTTTCGCCTCAATCGCACCTGAAACAAAACCACGACCTACACGAAACGGAGATCCAACCATGCCGTCCCCCTCCACCAGCCTTGCCACCCTGCGGCCCGACATCGCCGCCGCGTTCATTGAATTCGAACTCGAAGCGGAAGCCCAGGGCTATATCGCTTCGCAGGTGCTTCCGGCGTTCGACGTGCAGTACGCGGCGGGAACGTACCCGATCATCCCGATCGAGACGCTGCTGCAAAACCCGGAGACCAAGCGCAACAACAATTCCGGCTACAACCGCATGGACTGGAACTTCGACGACGCCACCTACCGCTGCGACGAGCACGGATTGGAGGGCCCCGTCGATGACCGGACCGCGCGGATGTACAAGGAGTACTTCGACGCCGAAGTTCAGACCTCGCTCATCCTTCGGGCGGCCATCATGCGCGCCGCCGAGAAGCGCGTGGCCGCGAAGCTGTTCAACGCCACCACGTTCACCAGCCAGACCACCAGCGTCACCAACGAATGGGACTCCAACCACACGTCCAACGCCACGCCCATCGCGAACGTTAACACGGCGGTTAACGCGGTGTACGACCGCACCGGCGTGTGGCCCAACGCGCTCATCATCAATCGCAAGGTTTTCAAGAACCTCAAGATGCTCGATGAGATCATCGCCGCCATTGCCTCCAGCGGTGCGGGCGATCCCACTAAGCAGGCGGACATCACCGCTCAGATGCTCGCCCAGGTGTTCGATTTGGACATGGTGATCGTGGCCGGCGGATCCAAGAACACTGCCGACGAAGGCCAGACGGTGGCCGTCGAGCAGGTCTGGTCGAACGAGTACGCGATGGTGGCCAAAGTCGCGCGGACCAACAATTTCGGCGAGCCCTGCATCGGTCGCATCCTGCACTATTCCGACGATGGCTCCACCATCGGCGGGACCGTCGAGCAGTACCGCGACGAACATCTTCGCCGTGATGTTTTGCGTGTGCGTCACGATGTGGACGAGAAGATTCTCTACACCGAAATCGCCCAACTGCTCGACAACGTCACCACGATCTAAGCCCGCCTGCTGAAGGCTGCTACGCGGTTCCGGCCTGAGACTTCACCCTCTCAGGCCGGGCCGCCATTTTGAGAGGCGTGATCGCCGTGAGCACGTTCGATGACCTGGGCAGCGCGTACCTCGCCGTTCCCCTGCTGGATCTGCACGGGGAAACAGTGATCTTCCGCCCCAAGGGGGCCGCGGCCCGGACCCTCATCGCGATCGTCAATCGCGACCTCGCCGCCCCGCTCGAGGGTTTCCCTTCCGGCGTACCCACGCCGGTAGCCCAGCTCGAAGTCCGCCTGGACGAAACCGCGGGCATCACCCTGGACGAGCTCAATCGCGGCGAAGA